GCATAACTTCGAGGTTGTAGATAGCGTTGTATATTTCTTGTGTCTCCGGGGAACCTTCTGTTAATTGCTCTCGTTCTACAAAAAAATCTATATACCGCTGTACTGTCTCGGCCCATGTTTCTCTCCTACCTTCTGATTCCAGCCATCGTGCATATCGGCTTTTATGAATAAATTGTTGATATTGATCCATTATGTTTCCTTATAATAAAGCTCTGGTAGCTCATTTGTGCCTATTGCATCATCGCAATGTGTTAGTAAGTCCATCAACTCATAGTTTTTTAATATTAAGTCTTCACTTGCATTTAGTTCTTGTATATATTTGTATTTTCCAGGAATAGGAAGATTGTCATATATATTATATGCACTTCCATATTCTTGTAATAATGCACTAGCTCTTTTAGGGCCTATTCCTGCTACGCCTGGAACATTGTCTCCCTTATCTCCTGTTAAGCATTTAAAGCAAGCATACTGCTCTCTCGAAACTTCATAGTGCTCGTCCCAGTTATCTACTGTTACTTCTTTGCGCGTAACATAAGAAAATCTCATCACTCCTTCTTGTATTAATAAATCCCAGTCTCGATCACTAGAAATTAATACTATGTCTCCTATTCCGTATTTTACTTTGTGCTTTACTATGTGAGCGGCTAAATCATCTGCTTCTGTACTATCTCTTCTTACTACGGTATGCAAATTACTTAAAGTACTAAGACATCTTTCGTATTCTGCGAAGAACTTTTTAAACGCAACAGCTTCTTCTTCTGTCTGTGATGCGTATTTATCTTTACGATTCTGCTTATAAGAAGGAAGAATAACTTTTCTATAAGAAGAAGATCCTTGATCTGCTGCTATTATTATATTTGAACACTTATAGGAATTTGCAAAAGATAATACAGTTTGTATATAATCTTCTACAAAATCTGTTTTTCCTTGGTGTTTCCAACGAAAAGCTAAATTAAGTGCGTCTACAATTAAAGTCTTATTCTTTTCACTTTTTACTATTTCATTAAAACTAAAGCTCATCTATAAACCCCATGTCTTTTTCATGTTCTAACCATTTCTCTGCTAGTGCTACATAGCACTCTATCACGCTAATGTATAAATATTCTATATGTAACGGTTGATCTTCGGATACTACAAACACGGGAGAACGATCATATTTAAAAAATAATAAAGGCTCTTGTCCCCCTCCCTCTGCTTGTATGCACAGTTTTTTCCACCACCTAATCAAATTGTTTGTTTTCACTTGAGTAAATATCTTATCACTTAAAGGTGAATCTTTATAGTTTTTTACTTCAATACAGTATTTATTCTTTGCATGAGGCACATAGAGATCCCCTTTAAGATACTCAAGAGCCCCAGACGCGGGCACTCGTTCAAATTTTAATCCCGTATGCACTCTTAGCATGTCTCGTACTAAATACTCGCCTCTTGCACCTTTCGCTCTTGAATCTACCATTCTAACTTACTCACATTACCTGTTTTAATTACTTCTATTTTTTCTAATAGTGGGTGTGTCCATCCATGAGATACAATATAGGTATTTAAATTTTCTTCTTGAAGTAAAACTTCTACTATTTTTTCTCTTCCAACATCATCTAAAACATTGATTACTTCGTCAAGAAATAATACATTTATTCTTGACTTTGAAATACTACTCATTAATTTACGAATTGCTATTAATGTAGATGTATTAACTCTAGCCAACTCTCCTGATGACAAAGCAAGAATATCAACAATATTACCATTATCTGTAATTTCAACATTAAGTTTGTCATTATTAACAACAAACTGTAAAGTAAATCTACCGTCAGATAGCTCTCCTAGATAAGTATTAGTTAAAATTTCTAATTCTTTAACTAAAGTCTCTATCTTGTATGCTATAAGTCCGTTTGTACTAAAGGCTTTTTTAAGAACCTCTAAGCTACTTTCCCTAATTGAACCATCTAATAATTCTTTTTTAAGTACTGTTGCTTCTTTTTCAAACCCTGTTGTTTGTTCTTGTATGACTTGTATTCTAGTATTTACCTTTGTTCTTCGCTCATTCTCTTTTGAGATGCGAGATATGTTAGCTTTTCGCTCTTGTATTCTAGCCAAAACAGTTTCCAAGCTACTCTCCAACTTATGCTTAGCCAATGCGGTATTTGGCAAATCATCATTATATAATTGGTACAAATTCTCCCAATCTCGGATAACTTTCTGATTGGAGTTAAATTCATCATTCTTAGCTTTAATGGATTCAATTCGTCGCTTAAGCTCATCTATTCTCTCCTTTGCTATAAGATTCTTGGTTGATACTTCAGTTATCATTGATTGTTTAATATTATAACTAATTGCCTGTTCGCAAGTAGGGCAAGTCTGTCCCAGACCTTGTAGCTTTGTTAAAGTCTTTTGAGACCCCGCAGCAAGAGCTTTCTCCTTACCGTATTCTTGTACAAGCGGATCATAGTCCTGCGATTCTTTAGGGAGAGCTACTTGTAAATGTGCGATATCTATGTCTTGTAACATTTTTCGATATTGATTATTTTTTAATATTTTTTTATTATTTTCAGATATATTTTCAATTTCTATCATTAAAGAACGTGCAGTATTCTCATCTTCAGATGTATCAAATTGTAAATCTAACATAGGAAGTATATTGGTATCTTCCAATTTATTAGTTTCTAACCATTTTGATACGGTATGTAAACAAGCAGAAGCAGTATTACTGTCTATAGATGCATCTTTGTGGGCAGCTTTAAATATTTCAAACAACTCAACATAATTTTCTAAATGTAATAAATCAATGAGAAATTTCTTACGATTAGCATCTGTAGCAGTAAGAAATTGTAAACTAGCATTTGTATTCTGATATACTAACTGTGAGAAAGTTTTAAAGTCTAACCCAAGTATATCTTGAACAGTCTTGTACGTGTTAGTAGAGGTATGACTGGATATATCTTCTCCATCTTGTACGAGTACAACTTTTATTGTGCTTTTGCGTGTAACGGTTATCTCATACTCATACCCATCTTTAGAGAAAGATAAATATATATTATATCCTTTATTTGCATAACGATTTGGTATATCTGCTTTTTTAATTCCTTTTGAGTTTTTGTTATAAAGAGCTTCTTCAATAATTAATGGTATAGAAGATTTTCCCATACCATTAGTTCCAATTATCTGAGTCAAAGTACTAGAGTTTAACTCTATTTCGTTTCCCTCACCATAACTAAAACAATTATCCCATTTCAATTTTTGAAGTATAATCATTAAACATTCCTAATATATGAGGTATTTTTTCTTCATCTAACTCTAATATATATGTTAGATATTCTACTAACTCTTCTCCTATTGACATTTCTTTATCTAATATTAGAGCAGTATCCGCGCTTCTTCTTACTACTTTTTTATCCAATAGTTCTGAGTTTTTAACTTGAGCCAAGTCTTGAATATCGCCTTCTACTTCATAGATTGTATGATGAAAATGCGTAGGAACCATCTGGTCGGGGTCTGTCACTGTTTTTCTTATTAACTGAGGAATATCCAACTTGTGCCATGTCCAATCCCAGCCCTCTTGATCGTCAATTAGTATGTATCCAGTGTCTACTTCGTTACGATGAAAAGAAGTAGTTAAGGGACTGCCTGGATATACAATATTACGTTGACAGTTACTGTGAGCATGAAGATCGCCTGCAAATACTACAGGGAAATCAGCAAACATATCTAAATCTATCTCTGGTTTTACATGAGGTGGGATCTCACCACGCACATGAGTAAATAAAGGCATACGAGGATCAAAATGTTCTATACTACCTTTACGATGTAAATCAGCATAAGGTAATATTCCGTACCCTAAATCATAGTCAATATATGAAATATCTACTATATTTATAAGAGGATTGATATCCCTAGAGACCTGTTTTAAATGTGTAAAGAATGTCTTATTTTTGCGTGTTGCCTCGTGGTTGCCATCATAAATGATAGTGGGAATCTTTACTCCGCGAATAAACACGAAGTAAAGCTGTAACTCTTCTATGCTAGGCATACGATCAAATAAGTCACCACCGATAATATGCATATTGCATTTCTTTTCCAGCTCATAAATCTTCGAGAAAAGGTGATAATAACGATTACTAGCGAAAGAAACTGGGACGTTCTTCTGTCCCAGTTTGATGTGCCAGTCGGCGGTAAATAAGATCATTAACTAAATTCAGCTTCTAGGTCTGCATCCATATTCTCATTTGCTGTTCCACGAATGCGGTCAAGCAACTCTTTTTGTGCGTCAGGGGTAGGTCGAGGCATAACAACATCCATGGACTTAAGTTCTGCAATAGCTGCCATCTCTGACTCTGAAAGAGCACGATGCTTGCACTTGAGTACCTGCAGTTGATACTCAACATTATAAGGAAGAGGTCCGGTCTTTACACGCTTAAACTTTACGTCCCAGCCTGTAGCAGGATCGGTAGGATCTCCAAGATCTTCTGCAGCAGTAATAATTTGCTCCCACAGCTTCTTCTTGAGGTTTACTACTTTTACTTCTCCATTAGTAAGGCACTGAGTAGCATAACTCCAGCCACACTTAAGATCAGGATAATACTCTCGTACCCAGTCTTTTTCTTTGTTGGCGAAACGCTCGGCGTTACGATCAAACGATAGACACTCTAACGGTATGTCTTTCTCGTTTTCACCTTTGATCCAATATACATATCGCGCTAGAATATCTCCTACGAGTCGAAACTCCATGTCTCCGTCGCGATATTGAAAACTACTGATGTTACCTTTTTGGGCTGAACCCTTTTGCTTGTTAAATGAAATTGCCATTAGTGTAAATTCTCCTTAGTAACTTCCTCATATATGAAATGAATTGCATCATTTGTAATACGAAGTAGTCTATTATCAGTTAGGGTATCTAGTTCTACGGGACAAAAGTCCAGATCTAGTATGATTTTTTTCGTTGCTTTGTATTGTGCAATATTACGAAGTGATGCAAGAGCGTAATAGATTGCAAGTTCTCTTTGAGTATATTTATAAGCATTGAACACGAGTACGTCGGGATGTAACAAAAAGTTACTTCCTATAAAGTTTATATTGCTATACTTATAGGTAGGGTCAAAGCGATTTCGAGGAATAGTATTCTTTATTATCATCTCCATAATTATATTACAGTGATTAATATTTCCCTTCGCCGAATCGTAAACCTTACTCCAGTCAAAAAGTAACATATATTATACCTAATTTTGGCAAAAATGTCAAGAAGTATTTTTTAAATGTACTTCATCTCGTAGCCTTGCTTTATATAGTATCCTGAACGATTGGCAGCTTGTTTTCGAGCTGTGTTTCCCTTCAAATGAATATCTACTATCACAGGACTGATCTTGCCTTCTTTTTTTCTTATTACTCTACCTATTAACTGGGTGAGTAACGGTTCATTATTAACAGGTGTTCCAAGTATGAGACAACTAAGCGTATCAACAGAAATACCTTCCGAGAATATTGATTGTGTACCATAGAGTACGTTTTTATCTCCGTAGAGTATTTCATCTACTAATGTTTCTCTATCTTCGTGAGGTACATCTCCTGTAACACAAACTGCTTTATTTCCTGTTAACTTTGCACAATTCTTCAGAAAAGCTACTCTATCACTGACTACTAATACTTTATGCCCTCTTGCGGCGTAGGCCGCTGCTAGCATAGAGACAGTGTGTATATACTCTTCATCGTTTGTAAGGGCTGTAACTCTGTTTGCCCAAGGTGTTCTTGCTCCGTCTTGAAAACGTATTTCAGAAGCGACCAGATGTATGC